GCCACGAACATTATCTGATAGGTTGCTGGACATCTCCAATATCCCATCCTTGATGATCAAACCAAGATCAAGAAGCTTTCTATCCTCTCCTATAACCTGACTGATATCAGATGAGATAAATGCCCGAAGATCTCCCATAACCTGCATATCAGCAATGCCTCGCATCTTACCAACCATTCTCAATGGTGCAGCAAGAGTATTCATTGCACCCTGAAAGCGGATATCTGATCTCTCTGATGATTCTTTTATTTCTTTGGCAAGACGTTTGCCATTATCTGTCTGTTCTTCAAGGAGTTCTCTGATATTCTCCTGTGTAATAGATAAAGATTGGAGATCAATGTTTTCTTTGATAGTATCATTAATCTGACTCATAGCCTCATCAACAGACAAAATTTGTTCTTTGATCAGGTATCTGTAGTCTTTTATGAATTGCTTAAATTGTTTTTCGTCCATATCTCCATCCATTAAAAAAGGGGTATAAGGACTATTATATCCTTATACCCCTTTAGATTGACATAAATCCGTTCGGTCTTATCCCGAAGTGGAGCTTTTTATTCTATTGTGTTACTTTCTGATTTTTACATCCAAATCCGATAATCTAAACCCAACGTGCTCAATGGTGTTTTCTATCCCTGATGACAACATTTCTCTAACATATATAGGCATTTCCTTGCCTCGTAATATATAATTAAGTGCTCCTACGTTTTTATTCACCCTTTTTAGCTTCTCTTCTCTGCTTATTTTTTCTTTTTTTAGTTTCCGGGTATCTCCTATAACCAAAAAGAAATCTCGGATCTTTCTAAGAGTAGCAGCATTCATAATATTGAATTCGGTTCTCTTGAATAGAGGAATGTCATCCCCGTTGCTTGCTTCTCCTAAAATATACTTAGATATTTTATCAGTTATATCATCCATCAGAATCCCTTATTTTGTTTTTTTCAATGCTTCTTGTTGAGCCTTTAGATCTTTGATTAACATATTCAGGAATGTCTCTATTTCAAATACCGGCATACAATTTGAATCACCGATAGGGATTTTCGCCTTGTATGCCAGATAGAATTGAGTTTCTGATATACTCTGCAGGGAATGTCCCGCAGTTAACAGTTTAATTAGCCGAAAAAATGAGCTATTGGGATCTCTTGTTTTTGTTTAAAGTCACAATCAGTGCATCCTAACTCAAAAGTAAAATCCACTCCATAAGTGCTGTCAGAAAACCAATCATTGATCTTTCCGTATGTCTTTTCATCAAGGCTGGATATCATACTGACAACCTCATCCAACTCCACATCACTTTGAGTGAATACACCATCAGAAGTTATAAACTTTGTGATAGACATAGCATATGTCAAAAGAACAATCTCAGCCAATTTCTGGTTATCGTTCATCTTTTCTTTTTTTGCTCGTGCTTCAACTATATCTGTGGCTCGTCTCTGAACACTTCGTCTGATATAATCAAACTCCAAAGACAATGTATCTGTCAGTTTTACCTCTTTATCTATATCAGGATTAAACGGGATATCTTTTAGCTCATCAAGATTACATCCTGTATGATTCATAGAACCACATTTAGGACATTTTATCTGAAAAGTGTAATCCGCTCCTCTTGATTTTCTTCTGATATCAACAAGAAGACTAAATCTATCCTGTGCTGTGAGAGCATTGATATCAAATTTTTCAGTAGTTACACATCCTGTAATGATATCATCAAGAACCTGTTCGACAACAGACATTCCCTCTTGTTCATATACCAACAGATTCTTCATCTGTCCTGTGGTGATAGGCTTGAATGTGACATTCTGACCTGTCTCCTTGATGGTGTATATAAACTCGTACTGATTAAGATAATTTGTTAATTTAATTTTATTTGACATATTAAGTCACTCCTTTTGTTATTTAATAAAATTACTGAATAGTGTGATACTGATACTGGAATGTTACATCAAATGTAGCCATATCCTTTGCACCATAATCAAGACTCATTTCACCAACCACTGACGGCCAAGCGCCAATAAGCTTGTATTCCATGTTAGGTGTTCCGAAATAATGCTTGAGATGCATCACTCTTATGTCCTGCAAATATCCGGAATTTCCGTTACCTGGGTTACCGTGATAGTTTGACTCTGGATCATGAATCAGTCTTGACCATTCAACGAATGTTCGTCTGATCGCATCATCCGGATCTACAAGAAATGATACTGTCCAATCAGAAAATTCCTGAGTGGTACCAAGCTTGTATACGTTGCCCTGCCAGTTTGTTTCAGCTACTGTGATGCTGGATGACGGTAGGTTAGAGGACTTTACCAAATACTTGATTTGGTCCTGTGAAGTCCCACCAGCTCCAAAAGGGGTTATGAATACATAGAATACATACCCTCTTGCGAAGTCTTGGTTGTTGCTCATAAAATTTTGTAATGCGTATGACATTATATTTCTCCTTTTTTAAAAGAGGGAAGAACTATCTTCCCTCTTATTCTTATTTATTGTGATCAGCTAACCCTTATTTAGGCAAAGGATTAACTTGCTGTGCGGCTTCCTCAAAAGAAGCGCCAGTTTTAAGACTCACGAACTGGAGAACGATAAATTCAGCAGCTCTGGTTGCTTTGATGAGAATTGTACACCAAAGTTCATTTCTATCAATTCTTTCCGGAGTGTTGTTTGTCTCATCACAAATAACACGGAAATCATAGATACCGCGTCTTGCTTGTACATCGCGCAAGAAAGGAATGATCATATCTCTCAACTGGTTACGAGTGATTTCATCGTTCGGCTCAAACAAGAAGTATTTGGCAGCGGTAGAAATTGCTTTTTCAAGCACGATGAACAGTCTTCTTACGTTTACACGGTTGAAGGAAGACGGTTTATCCAACATTGTCTTCTGACCCCAGATGACCTTTCCCTGACCAGCAAAAGATACAATAGGATTGATACCGTTCTTGTACAGCATATCTCTATGTCCAAGATTTGGATTCCATGCCAAGCGTCTAACAGAAGTAAGAATAGCTCTGTTAAGACCAGCAGGAGCCCACCAAGGATCACGAACATTGTCTGTTCTTGCGTAGATTCCAGCAACATGACCTGATGCAGGAATCCATCTATATTTATTATTCCACTTATCAAAAACCTCAAGCCAGTTACCATATACAGCAGCATAGCTTGTATTCTCATTAAGATTCGGATAAACGAAAGCGAAATTATCAAGACCAAGTCTCCAATCTGTTAGATCGGTTGTCTCGTTACCTCTGTTATCAACAACCAGACTTCTCGGACAGTCAAGAATGGTCATACAGTCTTTACGGGTTTCGCAAAGCTGAATAGCATATGATTTGACATTCTCTGATTTATCAGCGTCGATGAACATTGTAACATCAATCTCTTCTGGATTATCATATAGGTCCATGGCAATCATGATTGTTGAATCAGTAACAGTCTGAACGCCACCTACATCGCCATCCCAGCCACCAGCAAAATGCGCATATTGATTAGATGCAGGTACATCCCAGTTTGCATTATACTGAGTGGATTCATTCAAGTTGATTCTAATATACTGAGATGTCAAGTTGATTACTGTTTCTGCAAAGTAAGGAAGACCGTTTTCATCTACGGCAGTTTCTTTGGTAGTAACACGCCATTGCTCAACTTCTTGCCAGTCGGATTCACCCTGTTCTTGTGCGCTTACGATAATTATAAATTCCTGCGCATTTTGAAGAGTGATATCGGTCTGAACAAAATCAGGATATGTCATTTCACGAACATCGTAAAGATCAGCACCGCCAGCAGTATTACCGGTAGCACTATCATACCAGTCACCTCTTATGAGTCCAGCAGAGTCATAAGGATACCATGCAGAAAGAGCATCAGATGTTGCCTTGTTGTTGCGGAAAATCTGCTGTGTTGCATAGTCAAGAGTTGCGATTCTGACCTTGTTGCCGCCAGCTCCTCTTGAATGAACAATAAATTGTGCAGCGGAACCATCAAGAACTTCATTATTTGAGAAGTTATCAGGGTCACCGTATTCGGGATCGTCCGGACTATCAAGATCAACAAGCTTGAGAGCTGTAGCGGTAGTAGCCGGAGTCCATGTACCCAATGGGTCTACATTGGTACCAGCAAAGGTTGCGCTTACAGGCATTACTCTTGTGCAGTAAAGCTTGTTACCATATTTCAGATAACCTGCTGCAGCAAGAATGTCAGTGTAACTGTGTTTGGTAGGCTTACCAAATTTAGAAATGAGTTCTTCTTCTGTTGTAACCAAAGTCTTTTTCATTTCTGGGCCTTTATAGGTGTTTCTCAATACGATCACACCGATAGAAGTCGCTACTGCGGGAATAGTGGTGCTCAAGTCTATTTCTTGAACATCAACAAGAGGGCTTAAATAGAATGCCATTTTTATTTCTCCTATATTATCGATGCCTTATCAAGCGTTTTGATAAGGTCTTTGTCCAGCAAATTACTGGTTCATTGTTATACAACTTTGTTGTTGTGTATTAGCTATTGTTATTTATGAAGAAACACCTATTTCTTCCAATTCAAATCTGGTATATGCAAAACTTACTGATGATTGAACATTCTGCTCTCCTTCTCTGTATGATAGTGTTATTTCACCAAGCATAGTTGGAAAAATATTAGCTATTGACATTCGGAGTACAGGTTTATCAAAGTTGTCAATCAATAATAAAGAAGCATCTACCCAATATTCAGATGGTGCTCTATCATATCTATCCTTATTATTATTTATAAAACTTATCCATTTATACAATTTATACCAATTCTGAAAATCAGCATCCACTTCAAAGTTGGTATACCATGGCTCAAATGTAACAGGTGCGATAGCCATAGGGAATTTACCACCTTGCCAGTCCATTTCTGTGTTCGCCAGTGTCATAGACGGTACCACCGTTCCATGTATGTTCAGTGTAAGTATTTCAGAACCTTTAATCGTCGCTTCTGTGGGTATTTTTGGAAAAATTAGCTGAAAATTCTGATTTGTCGCCTTATTAAGATTAGTTTTATTATCAACCATTAGTTTCCTCGTCGTTCATATTTGTACCACAACTTAATACTGTCATCATATATAGCACCGGAAAGATCATCGGACGAAGTAGTAATCGGCCATTTTTCTGCTGAAATACCAGTAGTTGTTGTCTCTATTGTTGGAACCGTTGCCCATTGACCATGCTCATGTGTATAGTAATTAATAAGAGCGGTCTTGATGATCTTCTCTTCCATATTAGGTTTAAACAAATACCCTTCAACCTTAAATGTAAGTGTCCATACAATAGTCCTATATTCATCTTCCCCTATATCAACAGATGACTCTTGACTTGATCCTTCATAGACAACTTTTAGATCCATAGGGTATGCGCCAAAATCATCAGGGTTCTCTTTGTGATCAATATTCAATTCTGGAATAGTAACACGGATAAACGCAGTAGGATCAAAGAAAGGGAGAATCTGTTCAATTATTTGAGTCGCATCAATCATATATTCAGTGGCTATTTTTACTTCAAAGTTAAAATTATAAGGAACAGGATTCTTGAATCTTTTATATAACAGCTCATCAGCCATTCTTTCACTGCGAACCTTGGCATGTTTATTAACCAATCTATCTTGCGCCAATTCAATACCAGAAAGAACAACGGCAATATGAGGCAGTATGATATCTATTTTTTTCTTACCTGTTACCGGATCAATCTTTTCGTTCCACCACCAATATTTCATTTTAGGTGAAAATGTTAAAGGAACAGATACATACTTGATTAGTTTGCCGGTATCAGCATCATATCTGGCTATTTTTATGGAGTCAAACATATCAAGAAACTGTATGATAGTTCTTCTCATTACCTCGAAATAGTAGTGATTAGTCATTTTTATCCTGTTTTTCTAACCATTCGTTATACATTTCCATATTATCAATAAGCAAAGATTGAGCCATAGTAATATTACGCTTCATGACATTTTTCTTATTAACATTGGTTATGTTGTCCGCAAATGATTCCATTTTATTTAGCGTATCCATGACATCATCCATTAGTTTAAGGAAATCGCTCGTTAATGGTGTGTCATTGGTGTCATTGACATACTGACTTATAGCCTCAAGTAATCCTTTTCTCATTAATGTCCAAAGCTCATTTTATCGGGATCGGAAATGTCTCTATAGTTATCAATTTTCTCAGATTCAGTTTCTACAAAATCATTATCCCCATATACCTCTGTGGTGTAATTATTCTGAGGAACGCTACCACCTGTCGGATCAGTTGTTATCGTCTCAAATGGGTCATCATATTGCCCTGTATAGACCTCTCTGTGCTCATCAGACTGATCGGAGAATCTGTAAGGTCTTACGATAAGTTCCCATACATAAGACTGTCCTTGGAAGATAACGGACTGCTCACCAACATCAACAACTTCATAATTACGATCATTGTGAATTGTTTTTATGACATCACCTACCATAGGTCTTATCATTCTTCCTATCAGTTCAGGTGTAGTTGAAAATACTTGTGTCATATCTCTCTTATATGTTGTTTTCGGAATAACAATATATTGCATAGTATCATCAGCCATCAGTCCCCATGCATTGAGTATTGTTTGTTCTTCTGAAGGTTCATATGAGGCTTTTGTAATAACAGGATCTGATAGTCGTGCGTTGGCATCTTCACCAAACAGTTTATCAGAATTGGTTAATAGGACTCGTACCTCAATAGGGAAACCAGCTATATCATTAAATTCGCACATAGTAGAAGCGAATAGC